TTAGCGACAGGCTCTCCGGTCACTGCCATAGGAGCCGACGCTCTTTTTAAAGTCTCTCGCATCACATCCCGACCGGCGCGTGCAATGTTTTCCTGATCGGTCAGGTCTGCCTTATTGTTGTGCTGCTGTTGCTGTTGCGCTGCCATCGCTTGAGCTTTGGTAGCTGCGATCGCCGCAGGAGAGTTCTGTTGGGCTCGTTGCTGTTCTTCCGGAGTCATGTTGACCACGATGTCTTCAAAGGTCTTCCAATCCGACACCTCGAAGAACATTTGCAGAACTTCATCGATCTTAACTTTCTTACCTTGGACAGCCAATTGCTGAGTGGTTTGCTCACTTGTTAAGAATTGCACCAAGATAGGCAACGCCTGAGCCATCGCTCGTCGCGCCTGCAATTTCGCCGCTGCTAAAATCGAGAACTTCACTCGGGCGTTCAAAATCTCAAGGATGTCGCCCTTCTCTTTCATGAACTCATGCTCTAATTCCTCGCTGAGAATGTGTTTTATCGTACTAACGGGGAGCAGAGCGCGGTTCAGTTCGTGTGCATGATACAAGAACGGAACAATAACGTTGTCGGCCAGCTTCTCTACGAAGTCGGCAACCCGTGATCCGGCACCAGCAGCGAGGAGATTCGCGCCGGATGCCGTTCGTGCCAAACTGGAGTGTCCGCTTTGACCGGCCACGCCCTGCATACCAGGATCGCTCACGCCGGAAATACGCTCGGCCCGAGACTCCGAAAGCTGTAAGTGTTGTGTTGCTTCAGGAACGGCGGGTAGCCGCTCTAAAACTTTGAAGTCGTCTTTGTTGTCTACTTCAACAATCTTTCCAGGTGATATCCGAATGCTCTGAGTGGGAACACTCTTGCCTCGCACACGGAGATAAACACCATTCAAATTCAAGGAGGCATTATCTAAATAGAGGTTCGTCAGACCTTGCTGTAGTCTCTGTTCCGCACCGATTACTTTAGCGAGACCCATTGACCAGAAAGCCTCCGGAACATCCCACCAGCCAATAGAAAGGAAGGGGATAACGCCGTAAGGATTCTCGTCGTTACAAATGACGAGCTTCTTATTCAGAACTACAATATATTTTTCGTCGTCCCACCGTTCGAGAACTTCGAGCGGCTGATTGAATGGATCTTCTGTAGTCTGCTCGAATCGAGGTTCAGCACGAGCATCCCACAGAGGGCTCCTCATTGCCACCTCGGAGGTCGCAGCTTCGACAGGCTCTTTCGGAGGTAAAAATAGTTCGAGAAGTTTCTCTTTAGAAGGAATGTTGTATCCTGGCCGGTCCCGTAGCTTATCAAGATCCTTCCACGTCAGAAACAGCCGATGAATAACATACTTCCCTTTATAAATACTAGGAACGTTGAGACCTGGATCGACGAGAACGTACCGCAAATTTGTAATGTGCTCGAAGACCGGCCTGTCGATGTACTCTTCAACGATCTGCTCCTCGATCTCCTCCTCGTCGTTTGGATCGACAGTAAGATCCGGAAGAGAGGGGTCCACATTAGGAACCTTCGTTACGTTCGAAGGACGGGCGTAGATCTTTCGTTCTCGGGTGAAAGTTTCCCAACCCCATTTCCAAATTCCAGTTCCGAAAAGAACCGCGTTAAAACAACCTCGCTTAAGTTCTTCTCGAAAATGGATGTCTTCTAGCTGATACCCCAATAGTGCGCCGACAGCACGGGCTGCTTGCGCCGAAGTCCCTGGCCGCTTCTGAATCATAAATGGAGGATCGTCGTAAAACAAACCATTAACGATTTGAGGCACCAAGGAGTTTACCGCTGTAGCAACCGTAAAGAAAGGTACGTTAGCCCTTTCGGACTGCGTACCTTCCCAGTATTGTGCGGTGTACGGAGACTGGTATAGCGTGGCGGCTGAGGGCCACTGCATTACCCAAGCCTTCGTTGAGGCGAAGTTCTCCGCCCTTAGCGCATCCTGAATAACAAGCTTCAGAGCGGGATCGTCCCCCCAAAGTTTTTCGGTGAGAACGGCCTTCGCTTCGTCCGGAGTTATTGGAGCATGAGTATTGATTGATGGTTGTTCGAGCAGCATGGTTCACTCAGTCCAGCAAAGATTTACCCAATCGACAATTTGGGGTCCGGCACTTCCCCGACCTTCGTCTTCTTGTAGCCTTTGCAGGTAAGCTCACCACTCGCAAGATCTACTCCGCAAGGTTCGTCGAGAGACGTTCCACCTCCACTATTCTGTCCAACCGAGAAAGCTTTGCCGCCTTTACCCCATTCCGAGGGGCCGTCTTTTGAGACTGACTCCAATTCTCTCGGGCTCAAGAGAGCCCCACCTTGCTTAACCAGGACATCCTGCCCTTCGGCTTCACCTTTGGAACCCGATTGCCCAGTGAAAGCTTTAACGGACTTCACGGGAAAGTCAGATCCCTTAGCCTTGTAGGGGTCCTTCTGTTCGATTGTTTGATCGACCAACTGATCTTTTTCTGCCATTGTTTTTTCCTCTACTCCAGATTTGATACTAAAATGATACTACCCCAGAATTCCACTTCCAAGGATTGGATCGAGACCGCCCATTGGAGCAGCTTTCATTCCGGAATCTTCAGACACGGTGACTATCGGTTGTTGAATTGGTTCGGTCACCCACTCCATTTGTCCCGTCTCAGGATTGTGGATCAACAAGGACCCCCCATACGGATTCTGATGTCCCTCTTCGAAGAGCAACTTCCAACCAGCTTCAACTTGGCTGTAGGTCTGCATTTCGTTCTTAAGGATTGTCTGCGCCATTGCCGGTGCGTGTTTCAACTGACGCGAGATAACATCCGGAATGTCGTCGTGACCGCTGCCGGTCATGCACTTCTCAAACTCACTGTATAAGATGCTCAAGAAAGGAAGGTGCGCCGCAAACTTTAAACGACCTTCGAAAATCCACGGCTGCATTGCAGCCATTCGAATCTTTTTCGCATCTTTGTTTGTTTCTGCCGTAACCCAATCGATTCGATTCATCAAGGAGATGAGGTTTTGATCGCCGGTTTCGACCGCCTTCGACTTAATCGCAGGTTCCAAAAGACGGGAGCCAGCCGCGTCTTCAATCGAGACAACCCACGGTCTGTACTTCAGAGCAAAGTCTACAACAGCCTTTGCCAGGTCTGAGGGGGTGAATCGCGCTCGAATAAGATCGTGGATGAAACATTGTCCTTTATCATTCCAAATCGCCGAGGACGCAGTACAATAGTCACGACCCTTCTTTTTACTAAAAGCGAAATCCCAGGTTTGACTGATAGGCCCCCTGGACGGTAGCTCGGTAAACTGAACGGTGTTCGTGAGCAATTGCTCTTTATCGAAGATCGTGAAACTGGCCGGTCTCGGGTTCTGGTTAAGCTGGCCTTCGAACGTTTCTTCGTTTTCGTTAAACTCCCGAAGCAGCCAGGAGTACGACATAATCTGGGGGAGAAGTAGATCACATCCCTCAACTCCGGCGTCCTTGTATGTTACCGGCTTTCCTTCGACCTTAAGCCTCTGAACAACCTCCGGCTTAATTACAATAGCTCGGCCAACAAGAATCTTCGTGGAGGTGCTGGCGTTTTCGGTGTACTCCCAGCAGGGGTTTTTAGTAGTCCTGATATCCCCGACATTCTTTTCAATCAATACGCCGTAATGATCTTCGTCGGCATACCGCGTTCCAATGAGTTCAAAGTAATATCCGCCCGTCCTTAGAAGTTTCTTCGCAAGGAAGAGCTTCTTTGAAATTGACGAGCATTGCTCAGGGCTCTCTGAGTTGCGGTCGCAAACAGAATCGTCTGCCTTTATAAGTTCGAAGTGCAGCCCTGATTTTGTTGATCCAACCGAAGAGGCTAGAACAGTCGGCTCTTTTCGGTGAACGTTCTTTGCAGCCCAGATCGGACAGGTGAACTCGAACTGATTTCCCGAATCGAGTTCTTTTTCAGTCATGCAAAATTCAGGAAAGAAGAGGTTCATCAAACTGACATCCCCTTCTTTAACCGCGAAGTGGCCTTTCAATTCGCGGACGAAACCAACGGCCAAATCATCGACGCCGGTCAGAAACAGGATTCGGATATCAGGGAAATTTAGAATCCACTGAACGGCATCGCAAACATCAATCGTACTTTTGAAACCGCCACGAGGCCAGAGCAGTAGACGGTTCTGAAATTCATCCTGCTCGGCGATAGGCTTCGTGTTGTCCTTCTGCACAAAGAAATCACAAACAATCTGGTATTCCTCTCGGGAGATTTTATTTTCCTTGATGTGCTTATCCACACCGGCAGGATTGGTTCCCCATGAGAAATATTTAACTAACCAAAACAGATCGGTACGTGTGCGACGACGAACCTCTCGGGTCATTGGAACTTTATCGAGCCCCACTGCTTGCAGGTTTTGCAAACTGGCCCTTACATCAACGCGGGTAACGTACTCGTACAGCGCCTCGTCGGGGATCTTTTCTAATCCGCCGTACTTTTCTGTCAAGCTGTCGAATGTTTCGAGCATTTACGTTGTGTACCAAATGAAGAGTTCCCCGCTGTCAATCTGCGTAACGATGAAATCTTTCCACCTTACTCCGCTTCCGCCGCCACCGCTGTTCCGATTGAGCACAACGTAGCAGCCCTTGTACTGCGCCTGCGCGGTATGGGTGAATAAAACTTTGCCGTTGATGTCGGTGATAATAACTTTGTGACCCGCCGCCCCTGGGTTGTTCCACTTAATCACCCGAGGGTAAATCTGAAAATGGTTCGGAGCACTGCCGCCGTTTTGATACGACAACGCCATCGCCGAATCGATCAAGATCGGGTTCCCTTGGGAAGACAAGTTGAATCCGACTGCATTCGACAGGCCGGTCTTCGCGGAGACCGACGTAGCTAAGAAAGTTCCGTCGCCGGTTCCGGTGTAGATCATAGTTCCGGTGAGGTTGGTGCAAACACCAAGGACGAAATCCCCAGCAGCCGTCAATTTATTAACTCCGCTCAAACCTGTAACCGCGCCGACTAGCGGAGCTTGAGGAGCTATCGTAACGTTATCTGCCGCAGCGTTGAACGTAAGTTTGACGTTCTGGTAAACGTCCAGAGCGGTCAAAGTATTGGTGCCGATGAAAGGCACGGTATACTCTTGACTGACTCCCAGAACGAAAACAAAATGATCTAAGGCCGCAGCAAGAACGTCTACAAGCTTCGGATTTAAGAACGGAGGAGATTCATTGAGAGCAGAAGAAATAAGCCCATCACTGAAAGTAAGTCTCTGCGCCAATGCGGCAAGATAAAACTTCACCTTTAACTGGATTCCATCGGCAACCGCAACACCGTTGTTGAACACAAGCGAAGTTGCCGTACCAAAATTGACTACCGCCGCAAGTCGGTCTGTAACGGTAGGAATCGCCCCACTGGGCGAGTTTCCGATTGATTGAAATGTAATATTTTTCCCCCCTGGGAAATTGTACGTCAGATCGATGTTTCCGAGTCCATCTTCCGCATTGATTGTTAAAATCTGAAACTGAACACCGGCCACAACTGTTGGGCCGTTGTCAGTATTGTAATCGAAGAAAGTCGCAACACCCGCCGTAACCGTAACGGACAGTCTGTCGGCTCCCGCCGCAACAATAACGCCATCGGTTGTAGCAACAGTTGCTACTTCAACTTTCGTCAACACCATGTCTGAAGTCACAACACCCGCCACAAACGTAAGGGTGCATGACGTTCCAAAAGCTCGTCCGACCGCGTTCTTATCTTTAGTAGTTGGACCCGTTCCAAACGGAGCGACGGCAGCGCCGCTGAATGTTAGAGCGTGATCGCCAGTGTAACTGGTACTGTCCGCCGTGATGGTGATGGTATTAACGGCCCCAGCAACCTGGGCGGCACCGCCCGTGATCGTAAACTTCGAGGTGATCCCGAAGGTGTTTGAGTTTCCGGTTTTCCCACCCGCCGAAGTCGCAATGAAGTTGTTGTTAGCCGCCGCATTACCACCGACGCCTGTATAGATAAGGGACGCAGAAAGACTCGCTACACCATTGACGAAATCACCCGCGCCTGAAAGTTTGTTGACGCCGCTCAACCCAGTAATTACACCCGCCACGTAGGCTCCGGCTGCATTCGTCGTAATCGTGACATTATCGAGAGAGGCGTCGAACGTGAGCTTAGCGTTCTGATAAACGTCTCTCGCAGTTATCGTGTTGACGCCCGTAAAGGCAACAGTCGATCTCTGCCCAGTCGCTAGAACAACCGCAAAATTGTCGAGAGCCGCAGCAACAACGTTCACAGTCTTTGGAGTTAAGAAACCCGCCGTTTCGTTTGACACAGACACCACTGAGCCGTCTGTGAGAGCCGCTACTTGGGCCAACCCCGCCAGGTAATACTTAACCTTTAATTGATTAGCTCCGGTGACCGCAACACCATTGTTGAAATCAATCGTGGTTGGTGTACCGAAATTGACAGCCGCCCCAGTATCATCGGTAACCGTGGGAACTGTTCCAATAGGAGCGTTTCCAATCGCAGAAAATGTGATAGCCTTTCCTGCGGGAAAGTTGTAAGTTAAATCGATGTTACCCCAAGGATCGACCGCGTTGATGACAGGGAATGTGAATCCAACTCCGGCCACTTGAGCAGCGCCGGATGCAGACCAATCGAAGTAGAAAGCAGCAGCAGCCGTCACAACGACGTGCAATCTGTCGGCACCGGCAGCGACAATCGAGCCGTCAGTACATGCGATATCTATTGTCTCGGCTTTCAAGAGAACTGTGCTGGAAGTCGCAACACCGAGAACAAACGTCAGGACGCAAGGCGATCCAAAATCTATGGGAGTCGCAACTTTGTTCGCAGTCGTAGGATGCCCCGTGATCCCAACAAACGGGGGATCGGCAGCACCACTGAAAGTGATCGAGTGGTCTCCTACATAACCCACATCGTCGGCAGTGATCGTAATTACTTGACTAGATCCGGCAGCTTGGGCACCGGCCCCAGTGATTGTAAATTTTGTTGCTGGCATAGCCGCCTCTTATGTCGTGAAGTAGATGTAAAGTTTCCCGCTGGCAAGAGTAATAAGCTGCCACAGTGCTTCCCAGCGTACTCCTTCAGCCACGTCAAAAGTTTCGCCCTGGCCGTTTGCTACGCACGTATGCTTGAACAAGATGTTCCCCAAATGATCGTCGATCTCGAACACGTCGCCAGCCGCCACAGGGGCGTCCCATTTAATGACGCGGGGGTAGATCGTCAAATTGTTGGGCACACCGGCAATCAAGGTTTGATACCCAGACGCCATGACGCCATCGAGAATAAGTGGATTGCTTGAAAAGTCGTTAGCCATGTTTTATTCCTGTGAAGCAAGAAGTGAAGCAGGCAATCTATATTTCATGCTCGTTGCCCCGTTTGCGTCTGATATATTCTAGGACAGCCTCGAATGCAAAATGATCGGCCTGATCCTCTTTCAATTGTTTTCCGGACTGCTCTTGCAGCGCGTGCTTGTACTCATGCGCCAAAGTTAAAAGAGAAATCGCTGAGTATTCGGGGTAGAAAAGGCCGGTGGCTAAGTAGATCAGCTTCACACCTTTCGTTTTCTTCCCGTCGTGATAGATCCCGTAATATGGCGTGGAGTCATTATCTTCGTCGTCCGGAAGATCTCTACGATCCGATTCTATTTCGGCATCAGGTAAAACTACGAGATGTACATCCTTCTTGAGCGGGTATTCCTTATTTAGGAATTTAACGAAGCTCTTCAATTCCTTTGCGGAATTGGGGAGACGACCTTGAATGTACAACATAGCCTTCTCCGATTTCTTCGACCCGAGAATGTCTTTGACTGCCATGACTACCCTTTGTACATCTTTTCATGTGGACATCTTCCAAAGAAGGACCGTGCCATGTTGCAGTTGTAACACAACAATCTATAGGCGTCCTTCGGCCAATTCTGTTCTCGGAGAAGCTTGTACATTCTCCAGCCGCGTGTCTTCGTAGCCCTTCTGTGTTTGTCGCCCCCGCCGTGGATATGATCTAACGAGAGAAACTCGGGAGTTGAAACATCACAACCCCCAGGGCATTGGCATTTCCCGCCGTAAGCTTTTATGAACTCTTTTCGTAGCGTGTCTCGTTCGTCGGCTTGTCTGCAACGTGAGTCGCAGAACTGTTTTTCTGACGTGAGTTTTCTTCCACAGTATCGACAGAACATTTCTTATTACCTTCACTTTCTAACTTCGATTGCATTGGTCGGAACTGCGGAAAGAAAAGTGTGTGGTAACTATCCATGAGCCTCCTTGGGCTATTTGTTAAATTTCTTCTTTCGATTCGATTTTGTCAATCTGACATTCCTTACAGCCGACAACATCAGACGGGCACCAGGAATGGGAGTGCCTTTCTTATCGGTGATGAAAAATTGAAAGTTGTGGATCAACCCACAGTCGCAACATTCCATCTTGAAGTTTTGAAGATTAGCCACCTCATAAACTGTGGCATCTTGACATTGAACTTTCTCAGTGACGACTGCCCAGTTTACGCGCTTCATGACTACTCTTTCTTTTCAGGGATATCTGCTCCTGCGGCGCGAGCCTTTGACAACAGGATCGCCACTCGTTGTTTCTCAGCTTGTGCTGCGCCACTCTTACGTCTCGTTTGCTTCAGGATCTTCGGAGGGCTCACCTTCATTTCATGACCGGCAGCGCGAAGGATCTTAGCATCTTTTGACGGCACCTTTTTCTTTCCGGCACCGAGAGCACTAGAAGCTCCGCCGACTTTACCACGCCGGTAACGCTTCGCTTGCTTGACGTTTAAGACGGCCTCACCCTTCTCTAATTTAGCGAGCCCAGTCCTGGGAACCCGCATCGTTCCTTTTTTATAAGAAGGAACCTTCGGAGCAATCGCCAAATTTGCGGATCGCGTAGCCGTTGAGGTGGGGGCCGGTTCGGCACCACCTTGAACTTTCATACCTGGGAGAACGGAAGCAAATGGATTAGCCACGAGATACCTTCTTTATTGGATGTCTTCCTGATCCCAACAACCTTGCAGCGCCTTTTCTGGAGCGGAACTTCTTAGCTTGTTTCTTATTCAAAACCGCCTCGCCCTTATGGAGCTTGGCTACGCCAGTCTTCGGAACCTTCTTAGTTCCTTTCTTATAAGACGACGGCTGGGATTGAAGCTTGGCGAGACGCGCTTCGGCGTCTGTGTCCCCGCTGATATTCTTTTTAATTCGATAGTCTCTTAAACGCGAGGTCGAGGCCATTAGCTCTTTCCGTTCTGCCGGATCTCTAGATGTATCGGGCGATGCTTTCACTGTCCGAGGATCTACCTTGGGTTTTGGGGACTCGTCCGTCATCGCGTCGGTGTCGTCCTTACGCTGATTGAGAATGTCAGCCGCTTTCTGAAATGGATTCAAACTCGCCATGTTAAACTCCTGTCGGACCTGTCGGTAGTGGGCCTGGAGGAACTACCTCGGGGCCTGGGGCTGGTGCTGCCGGAGCCGGACCTGCGGGTAAACCTGGTCCGCCTTCTCCTACTCCAAAATGATCGGCAACATGAGCGGCCAACTCTTCTGGGTTTAGGGCGTGGGACTCACCTGGAATCGAGGGTTGGTCGGGACCGCCTTTGAATTCGTGGTCAACGAGAAACTTCCCGTTGTCCGTTCGGCTGATGTGCATACGATGGACCGAATGTTTGGACTTCGACTTCGGAGTCTTCTTGTCGGTGGACTTTCCCTTCGACTTCGATTCGGACTTCTTCTCCGGTTTCTTTTCAGCTTTCGTTCCACCTAATGTTGATTGAACCCTACTCTCTTTTGCCATGCGGCACCTCACCTACAGATATTATGATTCCTCTTCTTCGCCTTCATCCTCCGGCTCTACGCCGGTTGAATGTTCTAATGCTTCTTCCTCTGGCGTCTCGGACAACTCGTGATGCTCTTCGGACTCCTCTTCAGGATCTCCGGCAAAAACAAACTTCTCATTCACGGCACAGTGCTTGACTGGATCGATGAATCTGCAACAGCCGTGGACCTTATCCACAATTGCGAAGGTCTTCCCCCCTACCGTCACCTTATCGGTTTCAGGGTCCTTCAACATGTGGGGTTCGTTGCAAAGTCCCTTCGGATCTTTTCGGGGCTCGGCGCTTTGTAGGTACCAGCAACCGGCGCAATTAAAAGGACCGGCCTCGGAATACTCCGCACTCGGAGTTCCCATGCCAGCGTCCTTCTTCCAGGGATATTCAGATTTCTTCTCTTCTTTCTTCGAACCTAAAATACTTTTGACTGCCATAGCGAACCTCTTACGACAAACCTGTACTTAACTATCGGGCAGCACTTTTTGAAGTAGCGCCCACATCGCTGCCGACTGCGCGAGAAACTTCAACTCCGTCTTGTCGAAGTTCGTGGCGTTGAACCAAGACAAGGCAATCAAGCCAGCCCACATCAGCACGGCTCGGGTAATTTTGTTGCGAGACCATTTCTGCGGTTTCTTTTTAGTAGGCATAGGACAATATAAAAATGGTAGCGGAGGTGGGATTCGAACCCACGACCTGAAGCTTATGAGGCTCCCGCGCTGCCCCTGCGCCACCCCGCACCAGTAGCGTGAAGGCCGGTCTTTAGTTTCCGGCCCCCACTTATGATAGCAGCGTCCACGATATAGGGTGCGTTCATCCGTCATGGCAGGCTATTCGCACCGAGCCATTTCACTGCTAAAGTTGATTGGGTCTAAGTCCGCCTTCCAGTCTCTCACCGGCTATCGGCTTCTTCGTGTCAGCTTAGACCCAAATTGATTAGACGCGCTCGATTGTGAATTCGTTCAGCTTCACAAAGGTTGTCGCATCAGCAGCCGTGTTGATCGAAGCAGACAGGATGAAGTTGATGTCCTTGATGTCTGTGACGGAGCCAACAGCAGTCGTAACCGCGTACACAGGCGGAGACGGCAACAGTCCGGCGTTCGACAGGGCGCTGACAACGAACTTCGAGCCGGTCAGACGACCAACCGAGGTTGACCACAAGAAGAAGCACTCGCAGTAGAACTGCGCGTAGAGGGCTCCTACGGTCAAGGTGCTGAACAGAGTTGTGACAGCGTTGAGGCCGGTTCCCTGAACACCCGTTGAGGTGACAGGCTGTGCGGCTCCGATCTGTCCAATCTGCGCGTTTGTGATTCGGTTCAAGGTCAAGGTCAGTGTGCTGGTGGCAATACCCAACGCAATGCCTGAGATCTTGACTTTGAAAGCGTGGTCGTCATAAGCATTCGATCCTGCAATGTCAGACAGACCAATGGAAATTGCTGACCCAACCGGAAGAGCCGGTGAGGGCAGTCCTGCGTAATTACCGGCAGCGGGAACGGTGAAGACCTGGAACGCGGTGGCCGCAGCCGAAATGAATTTAGAGGGGAGGTTGTAGAACCCCGCCACTGTATTGTTGTTAGCCATGATATTCCTCTTTGAGAAATAGGATTAGAGTTTTACTGCGGTGTTACACGCGCTCAATACCGAATTCATTGAGCTTCACATACGTTGTTCCATCAGCGGACGTGTCAATCGAAGCACTCAACGTGAAGTTGAGATCTGCGGCGGTTGTGACGGCAAATCCTGATGCGAATTCCGCGAAGACAGGCGGAGAAGGTAAGAGACCAGCGTTTGAAAGCGCACTGACTGACCAGGAGAACCCGTTCAATCTTGCGACTGTGCTGTCCCAGAGGATGATAACTTCGGTGTAGAACTGCACTGTGAGGGCACCAAGAGTCAATGTGCTGAACGGAGACGCGATTAGGTTCAGTCCGGTGCCGTCCACACCAGCAGCCGTCACTGGTTTGGCAGCGCCGATCTGTCCGATGTTCGCCTGGGTAATTTGGTTCAGGTTCAATGTGAGTGTGCTTCCACCAATTCCCAACGCGATGCCTGAGATCTTAATCTTAAAAAGATTCCAAGCTCGGGAATCATTCACATCGTTGTTTGCACACAGGGTGATTGCAGAGCCGACAGGCTGAGTGGGCGAAGGCAGGCCAGGAATACTGGTCCCAGCGACTCCACCAGCGGGAACTGTGAATGTCTGCTTCGCAGTTGTCACCCCGATGAATTTGGCCGGAAGGTTTGTGAACCCCGCGACCGTGTTTGAATTAGCCATGATAAACCTCTTATGGTTTAGAGTGTACTGCTACTGAGTCGATTTCTGCAACGTCCCAACTGCCGACGTTCTTCTGAAGGTAAAACTTGCAAGTAGATATTCAACTTGCAACTAAAACTTTGCCGCCTCTTCGAACACCTCGGGCGGAAATTTCACACGTAACGCGCCGGTAGCATTGCCCACGTCCCCGTAATTAGGGATCGAGAGCGACCCACCGATGCTGAGAACGTCCACGATGTTCCCGTTGATATCAAAAATAGCAGATCCGGAATCCCCGTGCTCACACGCGAGATCGAACACGTCCGTAATCCTGTTCTTGAAAATATTCTGTGCTTCAAACTTGCCCGTCCGCAGAATCGCCACGAACTGAACACCCGAATCCCCAGGGTTACCCCAGATGAAAACAAACTCGCCCACCTTTAATGGCCGGTTGACGAATCGAGCCGTGTACAGAAATCGGACAGACTTGGGTTCCAGGAAGAGTATCGAGTGGTCATCCCCATCCCGTATCACCTTCACGATTGGGACCCCCTTCTCCCCATCCACGGTCACAAACCCATCAGGTTTCTCGCAATGACTCGCGGTCAATAGCGCATGGGGTCCGATAGCCGTTGCACTGCATCCGGAGGGTCCGGTTACTGGGGAGTCCATAGCAATGACGTGGGACGTTCCCTTCACCTTATTGATAGCCTTGGCTTCGCGGTACTCCGCTACAGCACGTACAACCTTCTGAGGGGGAGAGGTTGCAAGACCGATAGTTACGCCGCCGAGGGACCCAAGCAAAATCGCTAAAAAAATTTTTTTCATAGGCTCCTGGGTTAAATGACGCAACGGTGGAATACACGGTGAATAACAACTCGGTACCACCCCCTCGGGGTCAGGGCGGGGGGTAGGTCGATCCCCTTTTAGGGTCCCCTATCTTGTTCATTCTAAAGATCACGGTAAGAATCCTGGCGGTCACCAATCAGCAGGCCCCGAGCGCCCTCTCGCTAGTCGGATTCTCCCCAATACCCGTCAGTCGGATCGGACTTCCTAGTCGCGGTCTGGTTCGAAGGTTGCAGCTTGCGATCGAGAAGGCCCAGGCATAGCGCAAGTGCTAACGCCGACAACAAGATCCCGATGCCGCCTTCGCCTGTCACGACGAAGCGGACTGCACCCACTGCGAGCAGGACGAGGTTGATTCGACCGAGGTGCATTACAATCCCTTTGTTTTCAATGAGTCGGCGTCATTAGAGTACA